CGATGGGCCGCTAAGGCCCAATAGGAGATATGATGCTGAATCATGAAAAACGTATGCCTACTGACTACCTTCGGGCTAGCCAATTAAGGGTTACACGTTTCACGCGTGCGTTCGTTCCTGATGAGAACCTCGTCTATAAGGCGTTTACGGATTTCTGTCGTGGCGTGGGCTCTCCATTCTCTATGAGAATGTTGAATCACCTATACTACGACGGCGATCCGCGAACAATGCCTCAAATGGATAAGGCCTCGTACTGGAACAAGACGATTGAAGAGTTCCTACTCGATTATCAAGTCGAGCAAGGACTTAGCAAATTCACTGGCCTTCCTGGCGTATCTACGTCCATGCGGTCGGAAATTGCGCTTCAATCGTTCGCCAAATTCGAAGAACACTGCTCGGCTTTTGACCGATCTGGTGCCCTGCGCTCCCTGTATAAGGGCGTTGACGCGATCTACATCGCGCAACGGAAAATAGCTCATGCACTCGAGAGATTTGAAGTTCGCGTGGAAGACTTTGGATGGGGTAACGGAGCGACGGCTTCTGTCAAAAGAGCCAACGCCTCGTTCATGTCGAAGGTCCTAGACTATAAAGGGCAAATACCTCTTTTTGTCGGCAAACTGATTATCGAAGAGATGCCTGATTCGTTTCTTGCATCATTCTTCGGAGTTGACTACGAGAAGATTAGCCGTGATCTCACGATCTGGCAGTCTCCTTGTGTTGACGATCATGCTGTCGTCGATGTGGTACCTAAAAACGCTAAAACAGACAGAACAATAGCGATCGAACCGACCTTTCGGATGTTTGTCCAGAAGGCCCTCGGTGCGGCGCTACGACGCTGTCTGCGAAACGTCGGTGTGAATCTCAACGACCAAGGTCGCAATCAAGAGTTAAGTAGGCTTGCCTACACTCACGATCTCGCAACCTTGGACCTTCGAGCTGCTTCCGATACCGTTTCGCGTTCCCTGATCCTAGAACTGATTCCGATTGATATCTTTCTGCTGCTAGACGCGGCCCGGAGCAAGACTTTCGTGTTCAGAGGCGACCCTTCCACGGTGCATAGATTTAAAAAATTTAGCACTATGGGAAATGGGTTTACCTTCGAGCTTGAAAGCCTCATCTTTTGGGCTATTGCGTCGACTGCATGCGACATCACTCGGTCCGACAACAAGTTCGTGTCGGTCTTTGGAGACGACATCATCGTGCCACAGAGCGCTGCCGAAGCTTGCTCTTCGATACTTACTCAGCTTGGGTTTGTCATTAATACCGACAAATCCTTTACGGCTGGCGAGTTCTTTGAGTCCTGCGGAAAGCACTACTTTCGTGGTTTCGACGTCACTCCGTTTTATCAGAAGGAGATACCTACAGATGTTGAAGGCATTTATCGGATGGCTAACCGTGTGCGGCGTGCTGCTTATCGCAGTGGCCCTAGCGGTTTTCCTCATCCCAGCTTTCATAAGTGCTGGAAGTCTGTTTGCCGGGGGTTAAAATTCGACTCCATCCACGTCCAAAGCCTCGCGGCTGAAGGCGATGGAGGTCTCGCTCTCCCCTGGTCAACACTCCGTACTTCTGGTATCTGTCGGCCCGCTATAGGTCACGGTGGTTTCTATACCATGCACCTCGTATCAACTTCGTCTGCTCGTCTTCCAAAAGAGGGCGTGTATGACGACGGGTTGGTATGTTGGCTTCTATTGAAGGAGCGCTCTCCCAGCGTTTCCTTAGATAGCCTACCTGTAGTAGTGAAGAATGTCTCTCCCGAGATGTTCTCTGATGGTCGAGTCAGGAGCACATTTAATGTGCTTGGCGATCAATCCTTGGGTCTGAACCCCTGGGGAAGTGATCTGCGTCGTCCTCGTACCAAATGGGTATGGGATGATAGGTACTTTGAGTCCGTTTGGTAAGTCCCCTAGATAGTCGAGGTTGTTCCTCGTAATGCCGGTTATCGGGTAACCTATGTCCGGCA